GCAAATATGCCATTTCCACTGTTGTTTGTAGCCCAAGCTGCAAGATCGGTGCCATTTGGTCCTAAACGCATTGGAGTATCACCGACTACGAATGCAGTATTATTGCGTTCATTGCTGAGTGCCACCATGTTAGGAATTAATTCTGGGTATGCAGTACAAGCCATCAGGTTAAATTGTGCTTGTTCTTCACGTACTGTAACACTGGTATCAATACCCGATTTTAATGCAGCCACAATCAATGCACGTTGAGCAAAACGTCCCATATATGGAGAACCATCAGCTCTATTACCTGATGCAGTTACCCATGAGTTAGTCTCTAACAGATCCCAATACGAAGTCTGTGTCTCTGGATTCTGATCAGTACCAGCTTGAATAGCCACATACAATACTGCATTGTACAACACTTGATCACCCACTGCATATGTAGTAGCAGAGGACCATGTTGAATAGCTGAAACTACTAGCATTAAAGTAATCAACTTGGAAACTCTTGACATTATAACCAGATCGACGTGTATTCCATAGCAACATACCTGCAGGGAACAATGTAGGATCTGGTGCATCAACATCCAGATAATTGCTGGTTAACAAACTAGTGATAGATGGTAAGTTATCTGTTATAGGATTTACTGTACCAGTTGTACTCCACCGAGCATCTTCAAACAATATACCATTGCTGGTTTGTTGGTCGGTGTTATCCAATGCTACCCATTGATTTACACCATCAATTACTTGCCAACGGCTGATCAGTGGGTATAGTTCAAGATCACTGGTGTCAATCCACAAGTCACCATAAACCAGTACAGTTCCATCAGTTTGTGTAGTAGGTGCGGTAGCCGAAATGATAGGACCAGTTGGATTGGTATAATACAAATTATAACCACGTGTGTCATTGGTATCATTTTGATATCCAACCCAGGCCGACCCAGTGTTGATCATGATATCAACTTGGCTAGGACTACTGTAATACCAGTAAGTTCCGTCTGCTGGATCTTGATCAGGAGCCACAGCACTGGCTGTGTATGTCAACGGTAACCAGCTGCTGAGTTGCAAGTAAGCATCTTGATCGTTGTCAACAATATTGCGGCAACCGGTGGTGCTGGTTGTAAATCCAGCAGCGGCCAGCGGAGTTCCCGTGACATCTTGTAACAAAATCACACCACCAAGGGTTTGTGTAAGAACAATTGCACCAGTTGAGTTAACCGAAGCTACTACATTTGGTAAACCCGCCGAACTCACCGCAGTATTAAATGCTGCTGCATCGGTACCGTTTATGGTCACAGTGACTGTGGAACTAAGGGTAGTAGAATTTGCAAGGCTTGTAGTGATAGTAAATTGATTACCATTAACAAACACCGGAACAGAGGTGCTACCTGTAACTACTGTAGAACCTTGATTTGAGCGTTCAAATACTTGCAATGTATAGGTACTGTTATATGGGTATGCACTAACGGTACTGGCAGCAGGATTTACATTGTATTGTGTGTAGGTGTTTCCAATAGCAATATTCTTGCCGCCACCGGTTGCATCTAACGCGGCATTAGCAGTCCAATCATTTTCGTAAACTGGAGCAACTTGTTGTACCCAGCTGGCCAATGGTGTGCTGTATTTTTGCACAACCAGGAGTGTACCTAAGTTTTGTGCAGTAATCTTGTTCCATACACTACCAGTAGGACGTGGTGTTGTATCTGTGGATAACCAACGTGGATATGTGTAGTTGGGGCTTTGTTGCAGACCAGGTGCATAGTATGTGGTATCTGCTGTGAGACCCAAGGTAGTCAGCAATGCCGGAGTTGACCCCGAGGAACTGATCAAGATGATACCATCATCTGCTGTTGATCCATCGGCTGTGGCTGTACTATCGGCAAACAAGCAGAGTTTATTACTGATTACAGCAGAATATACACCAGTGATGTTGGCACTGTTGATCATGGTGCTGAGACCTTGTATAGTATTGTCGGTAGAAGCTGGTACTGCAACACTGGTACCATTGATTACAATAGTATCAGCGGTGGTGAGTGTTGTGGTCACGGCATTGGCACCTTGAATTGCAGGATAGCTCAATTTCCATTCATCGCTGCCTACTAATACCCAGTTGTTATAAAGATTAGTTAATGTGGTAGAATTGTAGCTAGCAACTGTACCTACAGCACCATTTTTGTAGTACAGTGGGTTTTGTGTGTTTGTAGCAACTATAGCATAACCGCCAATTATACCGTAATCTTGCAACGGTACACCACCGAGCAAATCAGACGTGCTAGTGATCACAGATGGGACTTGATTAGAGAATGCACCAGTGGTTTGATTCCATTCAAACACGCCCCATTGGCTGGTCGCTGTATTCAACCAATATGTACCATTGTTCGGCTCGCCTGTAGGGCGTACCAAAGTGGCTGTGAGTTGTGTGAGATCAATGTCTACACGTTGTACATACGCACGGTTAGTAACACCTAATGCACTATACGCTGCTAGCAAACCATATTCATTGAGTTCGTAACCATTGATCGGTGTACCAATTGTGGTTTTATAGAAAAACGGATTACCAAATGTGGCTGCAAGATCACGTTGACTGGTGACCAAATATAAACGGTTAGCATTGACTTTTAGGGTGCCTGCTGCTACGCCAACACCGCTGCCAGATACTTTGTTCTGTGCGGTAGAGATAAGAAAATACGGTACTGAGTTAGTGGCTGCTGGAAGATATTGACTTTCATCAATTACATTAACCTGCACACCTGGTGATACGAGAGTTGTTGCCATTGTGGCTCCTTTAAAAACTGTTACAGATATTTATCGGATGACACCAAAAGTCACGGTGTTGCGACTACCTTTGCAAAGGTTTACGGCTAAATATCACATGAGGCCCATGTGCAATGTATGTAATCAACGAATGGTAGCAGTAAACTATCGAAAAGATGATGTTGTGCATTATCGATCAAGATGTGATCGATGTATCAAACAAAAAAAGAAAATTCGCCTGCCAGAAGCGTTGTGGAAAAAAGCCGGATACAAGAAAAAACCCACATGCGATCGCTGTGGGTTTAAGCCCAGACTAACCAGTCAAACTTTAGTGTATCACATGGACGGTAACATGCGAAACGTTGCATTGAACAATCTTAGAACTGTATGTTTGAATTGTGTAGAAGAAGTCAAGCGGCTTGATGTGCCTTGGGTACCAAATCCGTTACAAGCAGATCATTGAGCTGGCTGTAGAGGCTGGCAACTGTACCGTTGTTTTCCACAATGTGATCAAACTGAGTACCGGCCCAGGAATACTCACTGGCATGGATTCCTTGTTGTTCTAACCAACGCAATGCTGCTGTGTCTCCACGATTGGCCTGTGCTGCAATATTGTACCAATGCGGAACAATTCCACGCTGAATCCAAATCACTCGACCACCTTGATTCTTGATTGCTGCCACTTCATTATAGAATCTACAGTCTGAAATCACGGTGTTATTGCTGCTGCGACGCAGTTTGTTTTCCAAACTGGCAATCCAAATGTCATTATGAAACGCATTTCTACATACTTCTGTGCCCCAGTTTTGCAGTATCCAACGTGGGGTTAAAGTAGGCATGCTCAAACGATTGCTCCACCACGGATCAACTTGTTCTCGCCATTCTCGGGCTTCTTTGGTACGCCCTTCTAGCAATTCACGATCCCACCCAAACACCGCAGCCACAGCATCTTTTAGTGTGTTAGCAAATGAGTCTCGACGAAAATCAAACTCTTTTACGAGGTAGTCAGCGGCAGTGTCCTTGCCTGATCCAATAAAACCCACGCAACCAATGATCATAAAATGTTCCTTTTTAATATTATATACTAGTTTCATACAAAAATCAACCTTATGATAAATACAATGTCATGAAAGTTTACCAAACTACCGCCTTTGTTTATAAATGGATTCATCAGCTCACTGGGCGGTGGTACATTGGATCTAGGACCGCAAAAGGTTGTCATTTAAACGACGGTTATATTTGTTCTAGTAAAAAAGTTAAATTGTTAATAGCAGAAGACAAAAATAATTGGCATAGAGAAATACTAGGAACAGGTACTCCATTAGAAATGAGAGAACTTGAATCAAAATACCTATTACAATTTAACGCTAGCCAGGACGCAATGAGTTATAATGAGCATAATAACAACGGTAAATTTAACTTCAAAGGCGGAAAGCCGCAAACCGAGTCACACAAGAAAAAAAGATCTGAATCATTAAAGGGCATTGTACGTTCTGAAGAATATCGAATAAACATGTCTAATATTAAAAAAGGAAAACCAAATCCTAAGCAATCGTTAGCCACAAAAGGAGTACCTAAACCAAATGTATCTATAGCAAAAAAAGGAGTACCGCAGATAAAAGTGTTGTGCCGATTAAAAGACAAAAAAGAAATGTGCCTATCACATTTTAACCGCTGGTGTAACAGACAAGACCATCCTGAGATACTCAAAGCTATACATGACAAATCTAAGGGAAAACCTAAGACTAAATCTGTCTGTAGGCTAATAGATAAAAGAGAAATGACTCAAGGGCATTTCAATCGATGGCTTCTTTTACAAGACAAATAATCATACTAATCTTTCAACGTTAAGGTGTTTAAGGGTGGCTTGTAACATATCGATCTGTCGTAAACAATCTCTCAAAGCATGATGTTCAGTAGGAGGAATAGGTAATCCAGGGTACAGTGAATATACTGTTCGTGCATCTCTTACTTTGTAGTATTTCCAAGGCAAGGGTCGATTAAAACTCTTGTAAGCGTGTTCCAGTATGTTCATATCGAACGTAGGTCCATTTGCCCAAACCAGTGTGGATTGCCAAATCAGTTTGCCTAGCTCGTCCAGTGCTGAATCCAAGGACACTCGATTATCTTCACCAAACGCTTCTTCTTGTGCTTCTGGCGGTTGAGTAGCCCACCAGTCTATGGTGCCTTGTTCAATGTTGCGTCCGGGTTGACTGTCAGGATCAATTCGGGCATAGAAATACTGTGGGTAGTATCCTGTGCCCAGCGGGTCAAAACTTTGTGCAGCAATGGTGAGAATACATGCTTCTGGACCAGTGCCTACCGTTTCAATATCAATCATACAATCAGCCATGTACTGATTATAGCAGATTTATGCTGCGATGTCTATCTAGCAGTCATCCTCTTTTGGCCAATGACCAATCTAAAGTGGTTCAACTTCTTTCCAAGAAACGGTTTCTTCGTCCCATTGATACATTTTTCCATCGTTGTTCACTGCAACAGGTGCTTCCCAATAACAAGTGTCTTCGTTCAGTATCCAACTAGCATAAGGTTGGGGAGCATAAAATGCATCCCTAACACTATCATATGTGTATCCGATACCTGCATAGTTTTTACGCAGTGGTCTACCGTCAGGGTGAACCCCGCCACGTGTGTTGTAGCTGGTTTGTACCCATCCTGGACCAAACACGCCAGAGTCAATTGCGTCTTGTGCTGCCGGAATGACTTGCACAACAATCCCGTTTTCAATTTTTGCTAAATGTGCCATAATTATTCTCCTAACTAAAAGTTATAGTTCCTGTACCAGCGGTTACAATATATGTTTTATATCCTACTACTGAGATTGACAGTGTATATGTTAAACCACCTGACAATGTTCCGGTTTTGGTGTTTGGTATTTGAATAATGACGATACCTGACCCTCCGTTGCCTGCAACTGGATAAGAACCATTGCCTGCACCACCGCCACCTCCACCGGTATTTACTGTTCCTGATGTTGCATTACTATAACTGTAAGCACCACCTGTGCCACCGCCACCTGCACCGCCTGCATACACAGTTGCGCCATTATTGGCGGCGCCACCACCACCACCAGCATAATAAGTTGGGGTACCTGTTATAGAAGAACTTGATCCGTCACCACCAACACTTATTCCTGCTACATCACCTGCTGCGCTGGCACCTCCGCCGCCTCCGGCTCGATTACCGCTTAAATTACCTTGTCCACCGCTGTTGCCCTGTGATGGAAGTGTAGCAGGGGTATTACCTGAG